TTGCGGTTGCGATGACATTGAAACCTGCAGTGGGGTGTACAAACTTCCCAATTTTTTTGAGAAAGACTCCATTTCCTTCAAGGATACTCTGGAGACAGAGAATTTTGTTAGAAGCGAGGTCGATCTCATCAAGGAGCAAGATAGCTCCTCGTTGGAGTGCTTCAATGACTGGGCCATTGTGCCAGACGGTTTCGCCATTAACAAGACGGAAACCGCCAATAAGATCATCTTCATCAGTTTCAATAGTAATGTTTACACGGATAAGTTCTCTACCAAGTTGAGCACATGCTTGCTCAACCGAGAACGTTTTACCATTTCCAGAAAGACCAGTAATGAATGCTGGATAGAATAGACGAGATTGAATAATTTTTTTAAGATCACCAAAGTTACCAAACTTGACGAAGGTATCATCTTTATCAGGAATTAGATTCTGTTCAATTGCAGGCATAGCAGGGGGTGCCTGATAAGTTTGCTCAAGTTGTTCAGGCACACTCAGATTCCACTTACCACGACTAGTCTTATATTCATCAATTTTCTTAGAAACAGTTTGATAGTTAGCACCATTCATTGCACACCATGCTCGGATATCGCCACTAGTGACGGAATCGCCATACATGGATTGAAGTGAAGTGCGAATGTACTCAGAAGAAAGAGACATGATGTTGTGTGTTTTGTTTCAACTGAAGTTATTATACAATAAAAAGGAGGTCTTGTGGACCCCCTGTAGACAGTTGTGAGACTGGTTCAATCAATGTTTTTGAGTTCCTTGATGAGTTTCGACTTGCTCTTGCGGCGGTCAAGTTCGATACCCTTAGTGCGTCCAAGTTCTTCAAGTTCAATTTTGGACATATCACCCATTGTCTTAGCAGCAGGTGTAGGCACTGCTACGGGTGCAGGAGGGGTAGGAGCAGCAGGTGCTGGTGCTTCTTTCTTTCCCTTGAGTAAGTCTCCGAATTTAGACATAACTTTAAATACTGAAGTTTTAGATATTTATGCAATGAGTTCAATAAACTCACCTAAGATTCTTTTATTCATCTTCTTAGTTCTCAGACTCTTGACGAAAGCAGTCTTGATCTGTGATTTTGTAGCGTCATCTTTGACTTCAAACTCTGTATCCTGATTCATTGCAGTTGAAGACAACCCGAAGTACTTATGGTATCCAGATTCAGTAAGAGTGAATGACTTCTCCTTTTTCCATTGACGTGAAATTCTATCGTATTCTTTAAAGTCTGGTGCATGTTGACGGATGAAGCAGTTTGCATCACGAGAAGCAAGAACACGAATACCAATAAAGTTGACTGAAGGCATACGATTACGAAGAAGTTTGAGCATCGAACTAGTATGACTGAATCTTGACTGATCATTCCAGTCTTGCATCATAGAGTAGGTATGTCCTGTTTTACGATCACGGATAAATGAATCTCCATTAAGACTATTGACTCCAAGATATGGTTCAACACTATGTTGGAATCGACCCATGAACTCTTTATGATACTTGAGAGGAGGTGCCTCACCATCAGTCAGGATTACACACTGAACTTTCTCTACATTGTTATTAGACTTAAATTCAGGAATGATCTGCTTTAGAGTAATCAATGCCTCATTGAGAGGAGTTCCAGAAAGATACAATCCCACAGGAATACCATATGGTACTCCCCAATTAGCACTGAAGTGATATCCCATACGGAACATGTGTAGCATCTGCTGTTCTAGTTCTTTAGACTTTACTTTACTAGTGAGAACGTTCAACATTGAGAATGTCTCACCAATACGAACTAGTCCGTCTTTCTTTTTGTAGGATAATTCAGCAATACCCATCCCGTCGTCACGAGGATAGTCGTTAGTGAATGCATAGACATCGAAAGGAATACCAACCTTTTTACAGAACCAGACGAGGTTAAAGAGTTGCTTCATGGTATCAAGCATCACGTTGCCCATAGAACCGGACCAGTCAAGTACGAATACTAGACCGTGATTCTTACCATCAGCAAATGTTGTGACCTTCTTGAATAGGTCTTCATTGTATTTGTATGTATGAAGTTTGGTACAATCGAGAACTCCAGTCTTAGAAGTTGATGCACGAGCATATGCAGCAGCAGACTTACGACATTCAAATTCTTTCACCAGATAGTTGACTTCTTTCTGAGCATTACGCTTGAACTTGTTAAATGCCTCATCAACATATTCTAGGAACATTGGTGCCGTAGATTCTTCTGACCATTGCTCTGCACACAACTGATGAATTTTAGAGTTTGGGATAATAATCTTATTAAGATCCAACTCTGGAAGTTCTGCATATACATTATCACGGCAATCCTGATCCAGTAGATTCTCACGAACAGCATCATCAAATGCGCTCATAGTCTTAACATCAGGACTAGAAGTTACACCCCCAGACATACCCTGCTGCTGATCATTAATATCAGACATATCATCACTGGTCTCTTCGGATTCAGAAGATTCAGTATCACCCCCACCTGAAGTATATTCTTGCTCCTGCTCTCCATCTTCCCCATCATTATCACCAGATGAACCCTGAGGCATCTCGTGATTATCGAAGTTGATCTTACTCTCTTGTTCTTTCTGGTCTAGGCAATACTTGTAAATCTCTTCTGCAATATCCAATACTTCCTCAAAGGTCTCGGTCTCGCCAGACCGCTTCATCAAATCTTTCTCTACATCATTATCAAAGGGAACTTCTATAAAGTTACCGATCTTATAAAACAGATTAATCTTGTCTGCCAGGTTGAACAGAGACATATCTTCATCATTAGTCTGGAAGAAGTCTTCACCACTTAACTGTTCATATCCCCGGAAAAAAGATTTGGATAGACCGGGATACCTACGCTTCATCAGTTTCTCAATGCGAACATCTTCTACAACGTTCACGAACTGTGGGGGAATATTACGATCTGCGATCCAATCGATATCAGGAGTATAAAGAGCATGTCCGACCTCATGTCCAACCAGAAGGTCATAGACAACAGGAGTTGCATTCTTCCAATTGGGCAGAGTCAGGACACGGGTATGAACATTGAAACATGCAGTCTCTACATTCTTGTTCTCCACAACCAAGTCTTCGGTTGCCAGAAGTTTAGCAAGTTGTGACTTGATCTCGTGGGAAACAGTCATTGTTGTTCGTTCGTATGGACTCATAATACGACGAAACCCGCATCTTGTGCGGGTTCATGTGCCTCTTCTTAAACTGTCTGAGTGCTTCCTTCCGGGACCTCATCGCTTGTGGTTTGAGAGTCCGTTTCTTATCCTTCTTGGAGTGGTGCTGCCAGTTCGGGGTTGTCATCGGTAATACCTATGAGACTTTTTTACTGAACCCTTTTACTTTATCAAATTTTATGATATTGTCAAACTTATCCATCAGTTCATCAGTCTTGTGTGAGATGACGAAGACGTTTGCATCGTTCACCACATACTTAATGATCTTTGTGAAATACTCTGTTCCAAATCCATCGAGTGAACTATCAAAGATTTCATCTAGGATCAAGAGATTGGTGCTAGCAGAGTTCTTTCTTTTAGCAATCTCTCTCCAGGTAAAGAGGAGAGACAAGTCAATTCTCATCTTCTCCCCTTCGCTGAATGATTCATAACTAAAATCTTCATGTATCGGGGACTTTACAGTCTCTTTGAAATCTTCGTCCAGAGAGAAGTTAATATAGAAGTCCATCAACTGAAGATACTTGTTGATCTGCTGATTCATAAGAGGCAGATATCTCTTAATAATTTTGGATTTTACTCCTCCATCCTTCATTAAGGAATGTGCAAATTCGTTGTAGACGTTATTCTCTTTTTGTTGGGAGTGTTTAGATTGGAGTTCCTCCAGTTCTGTAACTAATTTTTCTAATGCATGGTGCTCAGTATTTCGGTTCTCAAGTTGTTCGGTAATAGTTTGAATTTCCGTTTCAAGATCTCTTGATCTGTGATGTAATCCTGAAATCCTAGTATTTGCTTTAGAAATTTCATGCGTTAGGTTAGTTGCCTCTTTAGAAAGAACCTTGAAGTGATTTTCTTTTTCCTCTTCAAGTCTGATTGCCTCTTCCAACTCCGTGAACCCCTGTTGGAGTTCCTTTGCCTTTGATGCTGCATCATTAATTCTATTTAATCTAAATGATTCTTCGATATGCTGGTCACATGTAGGGCATACCGTATTCTCTGCAAAAAATTTATGTTCCTTAGTAATTGTTGATACTTTCTGTTGCAACTTACCACGAAGTGTTCCGAGTTTCTTTAGTTTCTTATCAGAACCTGAAGACACTTCCATCTGGTCTTCAACAGTTTTTAATTTATCTCCATGAGATTCAATCTCTTTTACCAGGTCATCTACATTACCAGCAAACTCTTTAATCTTATTCTTTTTATCTTGGATATTCTTCTTACCAGTCTCCTCTAGATCAGAGATGAATGACTTCTGCATATCAATCTTCTCTTCTACCAGATCCTTACGGATGGTTAATTCACGGATATCATCATTTGAACTACGAATCTTTTCACGTAGGATATTGCTCATGAATGAGAAGATCTTAATGTCCAACAGATCTTCAATAATCTCACGACGATTTGCACCGGAGAGTTGCATGAATGGAACGAAAGATGCACTACCCAGAATCACAATCTGAGTGAATGACTTATAGTTCATCTTCAATACATTCTCTTCCAACCACTTCTGCTGGTCAGCATTTGCTGCTGCCCGATCAAGCATCTCACCATTCTTGTAGATCTCAAAGACATTTGGTTTGATACCACGAATAATTTTCCAATCAGTCACACCCGTAGAGAACTCAATCTCCACAACACATTCTTTCTCGTTCACTGTGTTGACGAGTTGGGGTTTGGTGATCTTACGGAATGGTTTATTGAACAGAACAAACGTTAGAGCATCCAAGATCGTGGATTTGCCTGCCCCATTGGTTCCTACAATGAGACTTGTCTGTGCTTCTGTAAAATCAATCTCAGTCCAGTTGTTACCTGTCGATAGGAGGTTCTTCCAGCGGATTGTTTTGAATAAAATCATTATCTCGTGGTGGGATTACAAAATCATCTTCAGTAATTATAACATACCTATAGTTGTATGCATTACACATCTTTATACATATTTCTTCATCAACTTCTACCACTGACATCTCAGGGTAGTCTTCTGCCTCTAGAAGACCAACATATCGGGTTGCATCATCCTCTTGCTCAAAAAGGTATAGTGCCTTCTCACCATCCTCATCTAATACAGAGTATGCTCCTTCTTCTTCTTTTCCTGATATCGCAAGTAAATACATTACTCCATTTCGCATGCTTCTCGATAAACATCCCGCATCAATTTTTTAACAATGTCTTTGTCTAAATTGAATTCAGAATCGTCAATATATTTATTAAGGAAGGTCAATGTATCTTCGCACTTACCATCCTCAAAATCTACATCTTCATCATCGATTGAGAAATTTTCAACGACCTTTACATCAGAACAACCAGACTTATGCAACTTATCAATGAACTTTTCAAATGCAAGTTGGTCTGATTTCTTACGGACAATAATCTTTACGATCTTATCTTTCAAGTCTGATGCATCAAACAATTGATACGGTGTATCTTCGTAGTAGAACTTTTCAAAGATTGAGAATGGATTACCAATGAACTCTAGTTCTTGGGTTTCCGTATCAAAGATATGGAATCCTCTTACGTCATTCACATCATTCCAGAACATCTGGTAGGTGTTACCAAGATAAGTGACATTACCCTTGGTTGATTTGTGATGATAGTGACCTGAGAATACCGTATCAAATTTCTTGAACTTACTCGGTTCCAGACCGTGTTCCATTCTCATACCAGGAATCACCTCAAACCCATTCAGTTCAAGGTGACCCATCATGATCTTTGCTTTTGATTTAGTTACTAAGTCAAAAGTTTGTTTCTCGTTGTCTTCACAGATCCATGGTAATAGAAGGATTTTCTTACCACCAATCTTGTATTCCTTTGGTTCGGAAACTCTTACTACATTATTATAGGACTCAAGCAGAGCATCTACAGCATTGATACCAATGGTATTCTTGTAATATGCATCATGATTACCAACAATATTGTGAACCTTGACACCTAGATCTCTGAACTTATCGTATACATTTTCTTTTGCCCACTGGAGTGACCAAAAATCAACAGACTTACGGCAGTCGAAAGCATCGCCCAGATGGACGCATTCTGTGATACCTCTTTCTTTTAGAGTAGGAAAGAAGATATTATCATAGAATTTTTTGAAGAACTCATGAAATAACTTACTATTCTTTCTCGCACCATAATGTGTATCTGTCAATAATGCAACTTTAGTCATTAGATAATGTTTCTTGCTTTTCCTTTAAATGGTGTGGTAGATGTTCTCTGTCCATCGGTTGAGATTTAGTTAAGTCTCTACGATCTTGGTTCTTGATAACAATAAAAGCATCTTTATTGATTTTACGAGTACCAATAGGTGATTGCCACTTCTTGTTATACTCTTCCCCAACATCAATACCTGAGACTTGAGTTCCTGCCATTTCAACAGAAATTTCATCTCCCTCTTCCCATCCAAATTTTTCAAATAGGACAGCAAGTTCTTTTGTCAGTTTCATGAATAAAGTTTAGACTGGATGTTTTCTTTGATGGTATTATAGTCGGAGGTGCTGTAAATGTCACCATCACTGGAGAACACTTCATCAAATCCTGAACGTTCCACAATCTTAGTGCGGATATCCATTTGACGCTTTTCCTTCTGAATCCTTCTCAGGAATGCATAGTGGATAATCTGCGTGAAGTAAGCAAATGGATTGCTAGACTTTGCTGGATCAAAATTCTTAATGTACTGAACACAGTTTTCAATACCGTCACAGATCATGTCCTCACGGAACATGTAGTTTACAAAGTTTGGTTTGTAAGAAAGGTGCGTAGCAATCTTCAAGAAACACTCACCAAGATAGTTGGTGATACGTGGAAGTGGTTCTCCTGCTTCCTTTGCTCTTTGAACTTTCCCTCGATAAACAATAAGTGCATCTAAGAATTCTTTGTTGTTTACATAATGCTCAGATTTCTTTCTAGACATTTCATGGTTCTCCTAGTGAGTTATGTTCACATTATAGCACATAATGATAGGGCTTGACAAGATTGTAATATCTGTGTAGAATAACTCTGTCAGGGTTCATAGGGATGGCTTAGCTACTTTTATAGAGCTTCTCTAAATTCACTCTTGCATCAGATATAGAGGACAGGAACCCCATATCTTCATTTACTTTTGTTTGATTAGTATCACGATTCTTATCTCTTAGATACTTATTGTAGATACAAAGGATCTGTTCATCTTTAACTTCAGTAATCGTAATTACCTTATCCATATTAACTAATATCATAGAG